TGCTAAGTTATTGAGTGGCAATAGGTTACAGAATTAAGGTATAGTATGAGGGTATGTATGACGACCCCTACCCCCCCCTTTGAATGTATATATATTAAGTTAGCTCTCACTACTAGCGTACTATAAAATTTAGAATTACTTACAACATTGGGGTACATTAACACCCCTCTTAATAAACTATGATTGATAAATTCGACTATATTGAGTTAGAAAAACGGTTACAGAAGCTCACCCGTAAGCAGAGATTGTACCGTTTACTTAAATTTGAATTAGAGGAAAAAGGATACTGGAGGAATAAACCCAGAGGTAATCCTAAGAAAGGATTTGAATTAGGTTATGGAAAATCAATCAGTGCTCAAGGAGCATCAATCAATGCTCAAGGAGCACCAATCAGTGCTCAAGGAGCACCAATCAGTGAACGACCAAAGTAAGCTAAGTGAAGAAGAAGCTGTTAATCTTCTGAAAAATTTAAAAAATTTTATAAATACTACAAAGGTAACAATATTTAACTTGCAAGTTGAGATGAGTAAACTAAGCAAGGATATGAAAAAGTTAAAGAAGGAATCTAAAATTGTCATTAGTAACTAAAAAATATATATTCACTCATCCAGAATATATCGCACAACAAAACGTATTAAAGATGTTCATTGACAAATCAGCTATTACTGACCCAGCTGCTGTTCTAGCAGTTAAGAAGAGATTCTGGTGTAAATACCTATTATCCTTCTGTGTTGATGTTCTAGGCTATCACGACCTTAACGATGAGCACGTTGAGCTCTGTAGGCAATTAGAGAGTGCCCACAAGAATAAGATGGTCCTTATGCCTAGATACACCTTTAAGTCCTGTATCGCTACTGAGGGCTATTCCCTGTGGAGATTGGCTAAGAACGTGAACTTAAGGATACTTATATACTCCGATGCCTCTACAAAGGCTGAGGGGTTCTTAGGTGAGGTAGTCAACCACATACTAGGTAGGGTAGAGACATCTAGATTTAAAGAGATGTTTGGTGAGTGGGAACATAAAGACAAGTCTCTAGCTTGGAATCGTTCTCAGGTTATCATTAAACCCAGGACTTCAGGTCAGAAAGAACCCTCTATAGATACCTCTGGTATTGAGTCATCTAAGACAGGTTGTCACTATGATGTTATTATCTTTGATGATATTGTTAGTGAAACTAACGTAACTACCAAGTCTCAAATGGATAAGGTCTCAGAGTGTTACAAGAAATCCCTTTCACTATTAAAACCAGGCGGAGACGTGGTTATGGTGGGAACTCGTTGGCATTTCGGTGATCTCTATGGTAGACTTATTGCCGAGAACAAACAGACTAAACTATTTAACATTTTTATCCGTTCTGCCTACAAAGGTGAGAAATACTTCTTTAACAACATCGGTCCTGAGTCTTTAACCCCTGAGAGACTACAATTACTTAAAAACCAACAGGGCACTAGAGTTTTCTCTTGTAATCCTTATGAAGCACCGATTATTATGGGAGATTGGAGAGCAAAACCTATTGGCGAGGTTAAAAAAGGAGACGAGGTAATAGGGTGGACAAGGATAAAGAATAATCGAAAACGCTTGTGTAAGAGTAAGGTTCTTAAAGTCCAGTCAAGAAAAGCTCAAGTAGTTAAGGTTATAATGAAGTCAGGAAGAACTATTCGTTGCACACCAGACCATAGATGGTATTCAAGACCTCCTGATAAAACTCATCAAGAATATAAACCAGCTCAAGTTGGTTCAAGACTACATTTTGCATTTGAACCATATTTAAAAGATTTAGGTATTAAGGCTATGAAGTCTGCGTTATGGCTTGGTGGGTTATATGATGGTGAAGGAGATTGCACAGATTCGGTAGTTATTAGCCAGAGTCATCATACTAATCCTGAAGTGTGTGAGAAATTAAAAAGTTCTTTGGCAATTTTAGATTATTCTTGGAACTCTTGTGAAAGGGCTCCAACAAGAACTGCTTGGGGAAAATCAACTACTTCTTTCTGGATAAATGGTGGAATAAGAGGTAAACGTAGATTTCTTCTTGAATGTGAACCTGTAAAGGGTTATGAGATTGAAAACTCTATATTGAAACACGGAAGCAGTTTTGTTAAAGAAAAAGATAAAGTTGTTTCAATAGAACCAGATGGTTTTGAGGAAGTATTTGCCCTACAGACAGAGACAGAAAATTATATAGCGTGGGGTTATCTTAGCAAAAACTGTTTGTATCAGAATGAGCCTACTGATGATGAGACAGCCACGTTTAAGGTGAAGGATTTCGCATTCAGTGATTTCAGGGCAGAAGACCTCTATGTTACAGGTACTATTGACCCAGCTGGTCAAGGAGAGGACTTTACAGCCATTACAGTAGTAGGTACTGACATTGAGATGAATATGTATCTCTTAGAGATTGTCAACCAGAACAAGATGACACCTAATGAGATGATTGAGAGAATTATCAACTTAAACTATAAATATAAGTTTAAGATGTTCGGCATAGAAACAAACTTCTTCAGAGGTACACTTAAGTTAGACCTAGAGGACAGGGTTAGTAAAGAACACGTTGAGGGTGAGCAGAAGTTCCCTTTGTTTGGTATCCACGAGTTTAAGGCAAGTTCAAGAGTAGGTGAGGGTAAGTATCAAAGGATTCTAGGACTTCAGCCTTATCACGAGAGAGGGGCGATTAAGTTCCCTGAAACCAATGGTGATGGTAAGGTTGAGTTACTACAAGGTGCATACTCAGAGTTAGCCTATCAGATGATTCAGTTCCCTAATGCCTCACACGATGACATACTTGATTCCTTAGCCTACCATTTACCTCTTATGAGAAAAGGAGGGGTGGTTAAGAAAAGCAAGATACCTCGGGATACACCTGCTTGGCTTGAGAGAAAAGCCTATGAGAGGGAGATGGATGACAATATGAGATTACCACGCAGACTTAGACAGCGTGTTCACCCACTGGCGTTCTCGTGAAGATACTTAAGGTTCCGTGCAAGAATTGTTGGGGTCAAGGATATTATTTTGAAGTAGATGGACAGAAGTATAAATGGGTAGCAAGAAACATAAAAGGAGAAGATGATGGCGAAGAAAAAAATAATCAAGAAAATAGTAAAGAAGATAGTAAAAGATGACAATGTTATTCAAGATGCAAAAAGTGGAGACATCGGAGTACAGGTAGCAAAGATTACTGAATGAGTATACTTATTATAAACTCAATAGGACATTAGTATAGACCCACTATACTAGGTGCCCTTTTCTGTTCGGAGGAACAATGTTAAAGATTAGTGCTGATGAAGTTGCCAGATGGCGTACCGAGATAGATAATGCTGAGGCGTTTAGAGATAAACACTTTGGTCAATATCACGATAGCGTAAGAACTGGTGCAGGAGAGAACATAGAATATTTTGAACGAGGAGATATTGCATCAGGTACTGTTGATGAGGGTATTACTGAACGTCCCTATCACGCTACTATGAATATGATTTATACTATCGCTAAGAACATTGTCCCTAATCTTTATTACAAAAACCCTAAGATATTAGCATTCCCTAAAAGAAAGTCCGACGAGGATTCAGCACCTTTCGCAGCAGACCTGCTAAACTATTATTTCACAGAATTAAATATTAAAGAAACAAATCAACTGGCTATCCTAGATGCCTACCTACTCGGTATGGGGGTAACTAAGATAGGTTACTCTACCCAGTTTGGTATGGATATTCCCGACGAGGGGGAAACAAAACGTCGTGAGAAATCAAAGATAGCAAAGATAATGGAAGGTATGGGTCTTAAAAAACCTAAAGTAGAAGAACCAAAAGAAGAAATAGAATTAGAAGAAAATGTAGTAGCAGAAAATCCTTATGTTGTTTGGGTATCTCCTTTTGATTTCCTTATTGACCCACGTGCAACGTCTATCAATAACGCACAATGGGTATGCCATACACTTCGTAAGACACTTGATGAGGTTAAGAAAAATCCTAACTTTAAGAATACAAAAGATTTAAAAGGACAAGAACCAGAGGACGGACTTAGTAAAGGAATTCCTCAAACAGAGATAGATAAGTTTAAGACTATTGACCTATATGAAGTTCATTGTAAAACACCCAAAGGTATTTACTTACTTATCCTTGCTAAAGATGGTGATGATTATAAACATGTATATTATGACAAGTCTATTTATGAAATGGATGGATACCAGTTTGAGATAGTAACCTTCAACAAGCACGGACATAAACTCTATCCTAAGAGTGATGTAGATATTATCAAACCCCTACAAGACAGACTAGTAGTTGCCTTTGATTCTATACTAGACCAAGTAGATAAGTTCCAAACTAAAATCATTGCTAATGAGTCTAAAATAACCGAGGCAGGTAAGCGAGCACTTACTGATGGTCAGTTAGGTTCTGTTGTCTATGTAAATGACACAGTAGATAACGCTGTCAAAGAGTTATCCTTAACTCAAGTTAAAGCAGATATGATGGCACTTATAAACCAACTGGTAGATATTATCTCCTTAGAGTCAGGTTTAACTCGTGCTCAACTAACAGGTATGACAAGTGCTGAGACAGCCACAGAGGCACAGATAGGACAGGCAGGTTCTAACGTACGCCTATCAGCTAGAGCAGATGATGTTCAAGAGTTCTCTAATCGCCAAGCACGTAAGCTATGGCAGGTAGTAAGACAATTCGTTGACTTAGAAGAGGTTCAGTTAATTACTGGCGAGAGTGCTGTTGACGAACAAGGTATACCAAGATTTAAATGGTTCAATGACCAAGAGATAGATTCTGAGAAACTCTCCAAAGCAGAACTTCGTTTCCAGATAGAGGTTGGTTCTACGCAGAAACCTGATGTTGCAGTTGTCCGACGACAATTTGAAAACTTTATCAATATGATAGCCAGACCAGAAGCTATTGCTTTGCTACAGCAACAAGGAACAATGTTAGACTTAGCAGAGATTATTCGTATATATCTGAAATGGTATCCAGAAATGATTTTGGATGTTGGAAGAATTTTAAAACCAGTAGGAAAAGGTGCGTTAGACCCTAACCAGATGCAAGCACAACTAGGACAACCAACACCTGGTGGAGGACAAGGTATGCCAGGACAGATGGATGCTTTAATGCGAGGGGCAACACCGTCACCTACATCTGAACAACAAGCCATAGGTGGAGAGGCAGGTCAACTGTAATGGACGAACCAAGAGTAATTGATTCAAGTAAAAAGCAAGATTTAAAGGCACACAACAAGAAAGTGTTCTTTCCTAAGAAGTCAGCAGGTGGATACTTTGATAAGACATTTCAGAAGAAGTTTTATGATGAGAAACACAAAAGAAACTTTATGAACGAACACGGATTTGTAGAAACAGGTAGGGCAAGCGAGGCACACGAAAAAAGAGTTAAAGATTTTTCAAGGTGGATTAAAAGTGAGAAGAGCAAAAATCCTAACTTTGAACAAACCAAAGAATACAAGAACCAAAAATACCCAGACTAAAAGGAGGTGTATTATGTGGAGAAGAGCTGATGGAACGCCTAAGACTAAGGTTGGAACTCGTGGAAGTCAGAATAAAACAACACCACGAAGCCCATTTACTAACCCTAAGAACAACACAGGGAAGTCTAAAGGTGCTAACCTAATGAACAAAGCAACAAACCCAGATATGAAAATGAAAGCGTAGTATTATGGCAAAACTTGAACAAGTTATTAAAGACCAGATGGTAGATATGCTTGAGAGGAACGAGGAACCAGAAATGGCTCCTGTAAGCAGTGAAACCAATGGGTTGCTAAAAGCATTATTAGCGATAATACAATCTTACCTACAGAGGGTAAGTTCGCCTGATGAGGCTCCTATGGACAAACCATCTGATAATTTTGCTACGATGTAATGGGTGTATAGACCTTTGCTATACACGGCTCGTCACCGTAATGAGACGTAAAAACAGGAGAAAATAATGTTAGAAGAAAACAAAGAAGTAAACATACCAGAGGAAACTTCACCTTTGGAGGACGTAATTGCTTCCTCGCCAGAAGCACAAGAAGCAACAGAAGAAGAGGTTCAGGAGACGGAGACGTCAACTCCGCAACAAGACGTAACTCCTGAAGAAGAGACACCAACGGAAGAGGAAAGAATTCCGTACTCGAGGTTCAAAGAAAAGGTTGATGAG